CCCACAACCTTATGTCGTATTTTAGGCCAATAAAGGGGGCGTGTCGTTTATTTATATCCGTAGCTGGCACTTTGATAAGTGTTCAGTATCACAGTCCTTTAATGGGAGAGATTGATGGGAAAGCCATTCAAAATCTTGAGACGGAAACGTTTTGAGAGTGCTGCACCCGGATTTGTATCCTACCTCCGTATGGTCAATAAGCCTCAAGGTGTAATCAAAGACAGGACAACAGAAACTAAATTGGGTGGGCATTTTGATGATGCGACTATGTCGCAAAGTCAATACTCAGTAGATAAACTGTTTGAAGGTCTCGGGGCATACGACAGGACGTACCAATGGCAGCCTAACCAAGAGCTGCTTTCACATTCCTTTAACGCTGTCCACGCTCGTTTCGCGAGTTTAGACAATACACTTATACCTTTGGAGTGGCAGGAAGTTCTGCACTATGCCAACAAGACGGCTAGTGCAGGTGCTCCTTACTTCAAGCGTAAACGTGAAGTACTAGAAGACGGTTATGTCTTTAATTCTAGTTGCGTAGGGAAGGACCCTTGTGTCGCGTATTACAGAACCCAAAGCCGCCAAGGTGCTGACGGGAACTTTTCTCCAAAAGTAAGGCTGGTGTGGGGCTTCCCATTAGACCAGACTATCGCAGAGGGGAAGTACGCTCGAAGCGCAATATCTGCATTGATGCGAATCAAAAGTCCATATGTTTTGGGCTTATGTAAGTCTCAAATTGGTGCAAGATTGAGTGAGTTTCAATGGGCTCCAGTAGTAGGTTCATTTGATTGGTCAAAGTTTGACTCTAGTGTTCCCAAACAATTAATTTCTTTAGCTTTTAAGATAGTAAAGGGTTGGTTTAGGGAAGGCTCAATCGATGAGACAGAGTGGAGTGCAATTGTAAAGTATTTTATTTACACGCCTATTGTTATGCCAGATGGGCGCCTCTATTATGGTAAAACAGGTGGAATTCCTAGTGGAAGTTATTTCACTGGGTTAATCGGTTCTGTCTGTAATCTATTATTGTGTGAATACTTAGTCAAAGAGCAAGACAGTTCGATGAGCGAAATACTAGTGATGGGTGATGACAGTGTCATCGCTTTGAAAAAGGCATTGGACTTGAAGCGAATGGGCAGAGTGGCACGTTTGCAGTTTGGAATGGAATTACACCCAGACAAGCAAAGGTATACCAAGTATGACCACGATTTAGACTTCCTTAGTCACACATGGAAGCACGGTCGGCCAGTTCGCCCTGTTATGGTAAGCATGGCGAAGGCAGTTTATTCAGAAAGAAGTTGGCCTAGCAGTGTTCCCGCAAGAGAACACAGAATTGATAGGCTTTTGAGTTTGTATGGTGATAACCCTGACTTATGGCCTCACATTAGAATGTGGATGTTAGAGGAGGGAGTTGTTACCAGGCATGGACCCCGGACGAAAGGTATTATTATAAAATCGTTCACTGATAAAACTTCGGAAGTTTTTGGTAATAAAGTAAAGTGTGTGCCTTTGGCATTGAGCACTTTTATTTAGGTTATAATTCGTTTTATTCTAAAGCACCCCTTAAT